TTCTCTGACATCTTGACAGTGTGTATGATCGCCTCCGCATCTTCCAGACTGTTCGCCGTGTACGGCACGACCAACTCATCAGCCGGTACAAATTTTGATACCGCTCTGCCTAGTGGTACATCGTAATAAACTTTTTTAAATGTGGAACCTGCGAGTGGCAGATGAAATAACATCGAATCAAATTCTTCCTCGTACTCCTTCATCTGATCCATTATCAAATAGTTCATAAAATCTTTTACACGCTGCGCCTGCTGTTCTGTGCCAGGATTTTTTAATCCTATGACCTGTGTTCTTACAGGTCCATCACTTGGTAATAATTCTTTGTATGCCTGTGCCTGAAACTGTGTTACCGCCTCAGCCAATACAGGGTGAGTTGCACCTGATGCTCCCTGGAATGGTTCTGTTCTATTCTCGTATTTAAATCCTAATAAATCTAAACCCTGGACATAGGATTGCTCCCAATCCTTTCTCGATGCTTTGTAATCCATGTAGTTCTGCACCATCTCGTTACCGATGGGGTCTAATATGTCGTCTGGTAATATGTCTGCTAGGTTATCGAAATGATTCTCTGTACCTGGTACGTTTATAGCTCCCGGTTCAAAGTCTATCGTTGCGCCACCATCTTCTTCTGGAATAACCTCTATGGGTCCTTTTTGTTCCGCTTCTTCTTCCTGAACACTGACCTCTTCTGCTATCTCTTCATCGGAAGGAATGTCGATTTTGGTTCTTGTGTTAGGGAGTCCTTTATCTATTTCTGCCATTTAATACTCCTATATTTTCATACCACGTTTCATCAGACCTTGCAACCCTTGAGACATCGGTCCTGATTCTGGTGGTGGTCCTGACTTCACTCCACCAGATAATCCTGCGATACCACCGCCTGCAAAGTTAGCTGCTCCAAAAGCTAAATTAGACATTTGGTTTTCTAACATTAATTCATTCACTTTTTTATTAGCAGCCTCTCTTATTTGATCGTAGGCCAATTCCTCATTGTATTTCATATCACCAATACCTGGTTGTCTTTGTTGCAAACCATAACCTAAAGTAAATGGACTAAAAACTCCTTGATCTTTTAACATTGCGTCTATTGCTTCATTACTCATGTTAGCAAATTGCATGTTTGGATACATTTCCAACATTTCTTTTTCTCTTTCTTTTAATCTTCTCTCATCTGCTACAACACTCTGAGGTAAAAACATTCTTTCACCACGTTTAGCCATTGCAAACTCTTCACCTTTAGCCATCTCTTTTGCAATCTCTGCTTCTTTATCAACCTGTAGTTTTGGTCCTAAAATATATTTATTTATTAAAGTATCAGCGAATGCTTGTTTGTAAGGTATACCCTCTTGTAAAGTTGTATTAAGAGGAATAGCTAAATCAACTGCAACTTCTGTTGCAAGTGCAAGTGGACCTAACGCACCTTTTATTAACTTACCTGCTGTAGCAACTTTGTTACCAAACTTTGATAGTGTAGTTTTTGCTGCTTGGTCTCCTTGTGCTGCTTTTTCAGATAATTCATTTAAAGATTTTCGATATGCTTCTGGACTATTACAATTTATTCCTTTTGACAAATTACAAACAATTTCACCATCTGGAAAATTTCTTTTTATAAAAGCTTGTAATCCTTTTACACTTCTTAATCCAACTACTCGAAGAGCTTCTTTTTGAAATGGTTTACTTTGTTTAAAAAAATCTTGGCCTAAATCTTTAATAACTTGTTCTCCAGCTTTCCTGTACGGAGACAATGAAACTTTTTCTTTATTTAAATTTTTAAATATATTTGATTGTTCATTAATAAAAGCTTGTTCATACGCATCCCCTTTTAATTTGATACTTGGAAACTGTATAGCAAGATTATCTACAATTAATTTTCTTAATTGTTTATTTTTAACTCTTGAATATGCTCCATATAAAGATAAATTTAATTTACCAGATTCAATTCGCAGATTGTTAAAAGGTAGTTTTGCTATACCTCCTTTTGCATCATTATGTCCAATAGTTAATTTATCACCTGTGTCTTGTAGAAGTTTTCTTAGTGTGATTTGTTCTGAAGGATTGTTTGGGTTTGGAACTAACTTTTGTCCTTTTTTTACTAAATCATAAACCTCATCAAACAAACCAGATTTAAAACCTTCTGTTTTTAAAGTGTCTTGATTAAAAAATTGACCTTTATATGTAAATCCATATTTTTTACTATCTAACATTCTAGCAGATGTTTTTGCATCTCTAGGTAACTCATTAAAATTTAATGCTTCACCTATAGGCTCACCTTTTTTATTTAATTTAAAAAATTTAATTTGTGAGGGGGTGCCTTGTTTATTATTTAAATAAGCATGTCTTGCAGCAAATGAATAAATCTGTTTGTCAGGATTTGCATAAGCCCCTTTAAATTCTGTTAAATTTTTAATATCTAATCCTCCTCTCGAGTATTGAGAATATTCTAAAGCTTCATTAAAACTTTTATTTACAAAATTTGAAGCTTGAAATTTATCTAAATAATCAAAATCAGATTTCATATCTAAATATGGTTCATAACCATTTAATACTTTTTGAATATACAAAGGAGTTGATACTTTTTGTAAAGACCCTGTTTTAGGTGAAACAATATCGGATATCATTTGTTTTAGAAGACCTCCTTTTTGTCCACTTGATGCACGAAGTTTTTTTGGTTTATAAATAGTTAAATTTTCATCAACAATTTTATCAAAAGCTTTTTTAATTTTATCATCTTTAGATTCTAAAGTATCAAATAATTTAAATATTTCTGGTTCTTCTTTTCTTACTAATCTTGAAAGATTTAATTCTTTAAAAATGTCCTGTTTATTGTATAAAAATTTGTCTGACAAATTATGTTCATCAACTAATTTTTTAACAGAATTGTACCTTGCTTTTGAAAACTCTTTACCTGGATTCCAAGGTATATTTTCTTTTTTAAATTTACGTACAATTCTACTATCTAATGTCTTTCGTCTTTTATCACCAAATTTTTTCACTAAAAAAACATTCCATTTAAGAGGATCTTTTTTGGTTAATTGTTTTCTCCACTCAGCTACTAATTTATCATCATCAGTTAATACTGTTCTTGGTGCAGCATACCCAGGTCTAGATCCATCAGCACTTGGTTGCACTAACATACCACCACCTGCCATACTTGGTGGATTGTCTCGCATAAATCTATTGACTGCTTCTCTGTCTTGAACATCTTTTCTTGGTTCTGGTGGATTTATCTTATCTAGTGTTGTGACCTCTCCGTCGAAGAGATCCATCAACTCTATAATTTTATCCTGCAGGTCTTCCATTACTCACCTAACATTCCAGCAAGACCGCCTGATGCATAGTCATCATAACTTGGATCGTAATCTCCTTGTCTTCTAATCACAGCGTCTGATTGAGCTTCGGGATCTTCTGTTATTCTTTTAGCTTTATCTCTTCTTTTTTTGTTTTGCACAATTTCTTTCATTGTTGGTTTTTGACCTGTCGCATACTCTTTTAATTTCGATACATCTGAGTCTAGATCTTTGATACTCATGCCACCGACCTCATCCACATCTAGACTAAAATCATCAGGACCGTCTACTCTTCCAACTGGACCTGACTCTGCTACATCAAACTCTGCTGACGGTCTTGGATCTCCTTCATCAGGATTAGGTTTTTTATATCTTAGTTGGACTGTGTCTTCGAATGTGTTTGCAGGACTATCATACTCTACTCTAACAGCACCTTCATCCATGTCTTGTGTAACTCTTACAGTAGTATCCTCATCTAATTTTTTCATGTGTACAATTTCTCTGTCTTTAGTTGCAAATCTTTTTGTAACATCATCACCTTCAAGAATAACCTTGTTGACTAATTGATCAAACCATTCTGGTTTACCCGCAACATTATCCGTTTTGATAATTGGCACTTGGGTTACTTTTTTACCAATCTTTAATGGTTTTAAAATCTTACCGATGATAGGGATAGACATGGCACCACCTAAAATTTTTAAGAACGTTCGTCTTGTCATTCCTGATCCTTCTTTCAAACCAATACGTGCTATACCGCCTTTTGCAAAATCTCCTGAATCATCATCAATAGGATTTTTATTTAAAAACTCCTCCATACCTCCAGCCTCTTCTACGTCTTTATTAAATTGTTTTTGAGTATCAGACATTTCAAATTTCTTTTTAGACAAACCTGTGTATGCTTGATCGTATAAATCTAATCTCTCTTTTGTTGGCAGATCATCGTAGACCATGCCCATACGTTCCGCCAGATTCTCTGCAACAAGTTCTGCATCAACTTTTCTATCACCAGAGAATCCTGGTGATGCATCGTCGATCGCCTCATCCAACATCTTTCTCTGTCTCATCTTAGCGATATTCTTTTTGTTCTCTGCCATGATCATATCTCGTAGTGATTCTTCCGCAGACTGCACAGGTGCCGCGATATCATCAGCACCACCTCTGCTTCCTGGTGGTGGTAATTCTTCACCACCCATAATGTTGTCTGTGTTTTTTATCTGCTTACCTTTAAGGTCAAATACCTTTGCCGACTCCGTGTTTCTGATTCCGCTTCTGATACTATCTGCTAGATTCTTTTTTTCGAATGCCTCTATTTGATTTAATATTCTAATAAGATCTGTTTCTGATGTTATAAAATCATCAAATCTATCCATAGACAGACCGGCTCTTTGTAGTGTGGCTGCTATCTCACCAGCTTTAGCCTCTGATGTCATTCTATTAGGGATAGTTATCACCCCTTTGGATTGACTCTGTGTAAGAAGTTTTCTAGCGACTCTCTGTATAATATTTATTGCCGACATTAATAATAAACTCTCCTAGGTTTCTCTGCCTTTTCGTCCACATAGTCTTCAGGATGATCGATCAGACCGCCCTGCCTG